GTTCCATCCCCAAATACCGTTGCAGTCTTCTTACCTTCGCTCCACGCGATCTTCATAAGATTAGCGCAACGCATTAATACGTCTTGCTTAACCATGTCGTGTGACCAGAACCAAGACCTAGTAATCGTAGCTGACTGAACGACAGCCCTTTGCTGATTACCTACTTGCTCGTATTGTTCAACCTGACCTTCACGTTGTTTAGTTACGCCTGATACTTGACCAGCCATATCTTCCAACATAACTTTAAGGTTTATAAGTTGCTGAACAGAACTAGACAAGGTAAAGTCTATCTGCTGGAATTGATTAAACGTCTGCGCCTGTAACCCCTCATCCTTAGAGTTAATAGGTATAATACCGTCATTTTTGATATGATACATAATGTCCTGCATATTCATACCAAGGTTAGCTGGCATCTGAGCTACATCATATACAACTGCTTTACCGCCAGAACGTGCCATAGAAAGTTCTATGTGATACATTACAATATTGTATAGCATCTGAACATTCTTAAGTAGATCTACCATAGACACGGAACTTCCCGTAGTGTGATTTCTAATGCACCCTACATAACTCAAGTTAGCTGCACTAGGATCATCTAAAGAACGTATTTGATTAGGAACTCGCTGACAGTTAACCATAATCTTACCACCGATCTTTGTAGCCTGCCAAATGTCATCAATAACAACTTTACGAATCTTTTCACCTTTTCTCTTCCTGTACTTATCAGACACCATCTTTCTAAACGGCTTTTCGTTGTCATGTTTGTTAGGGCTTAGTTTATATTGTATCTTTTTTAGAGATCTCCATTCTGCGTGAACAACTTTAACTCGTAAATCACCAGACTCACCTTTTGCGTACCAATTTCTATATTCCGTCTGTATGCCTGTGCTGTCTTGTTTTGATATAGACTCTATCAGTCTAATATCCTCATCAGATAGAATCTCACCAAACTCATCTACAATATCGCTAGGAGAAAGCCATCTCTCTTCTGAAATCCAGTTAGCCTCACCTAAGTCATCAGTTTCACTTGTTAAATCATAAGTTAAAGCCCTAGGATCTACCCTCCGAACTTGTGGATCACCATCCTTTATCTCAATCCTATAACACTCTTTACCAGTTATCAATAAATCTCTAAACCCTTCCTTAAATTTGTTTTTAAGCTTATATCGGTTTACCAGAAATTCTAAACCGTCTTGAACAGACTCCTCTATAGACTCTCTATAATTATACCGCATGAAGGTATCTATATCATCTGGAACTGGAATATCCTGCCCTTCAGTATTAGTCTCCATACCTAAATTCTTCATTTCCTCCTTAACCTCTTCCAGGAGTTTATTCATAACCATAGTAACCTTATGGTCTTCCTTCCTATTAATAGCTTCCTGATTTACAGTAACCACCTTAGTATCAAGAGGTCTATGAAGGTCTTCACCTAACAATAAGTCTATCTTAGGTTGAACTATCGGATAGTTCACCAGTCTGGCTGGGTAATTATACCCATATTGCTCCGTTAGGTATTTATAGTCATCACGGTTAAACTCACCATTGTATATATCGTAGTTTCTTATATCTTTAATTCTATACCTACTCTCAGGACTGTTTGCGTGATCTGTGGAGCTTACAATAGCATTAAGCATTTGTTCGCACCATCCTTTATCCTTCTTAGAGTCAGATATTAATTGACTAGGAAAATTCTTCATTATCTTATGTGTTTAATAGGTGTACCATTAGCATCGTATTTATAATAGACAAAGCCACTTTCTTTTATAGCTTCGTTTTCTTTATTTTTAACTTCAATTGCAAAGTTATCATTTTCGTGGATAAGACACAAACCGAATGCGATTGCTCTATCCGTATTCCTAGAACCCCAGTCGCAAAGCTCATCTAAGAGGTCTATAAACCATATCTCATCCCCTCTCTCCTTAATGTAATCATACATTAAAGATTCCATGTACGCCTTAATCTGCTTATTCATGTGTACCCCATAGTTATTTCTGGTCTTTGTTCCAGGGGCGTGTGCAGATCTAGGTTTAGTTTTTAAATATTTTTGCGCCCTATTTCTGAGGAAATAGTCTAAGATACCAATTTTAGTGTATTCAATAAGCATCTGAGCGTTATAATAAACAGCCAACTTCAAGCATCCATCGTAGAATTGCTCTGCTGTTTCAGGTCTATCTGTGTATTCCGCAATAGGAAGTCTATACGGTTGATTTGTGTCAGCTATACGTCTAAATATCATTGCTGAACCTAAAGACGGGGCAGCACCAGCCTGATCTTGATCGTAAGAGTCAATACCACCAATATCCAACCCTTGCATGTGAACCTGCGGTTGGTGTAGTATTTTATAAGGCCCGTGTGGGTGTGGAGTAAAAACAACCTTATCGGTTAGTCCATCTTCATTTATCACCCAATCCAGGTTACCAGTTGTTATGTGTTGCTCTGGATCTGCAAGTGTCTGAACCCTAGCCCTTTGCTGATTAAGCAATGCTATGTCAAACCTAGAACCTTTAGTCTTAAGGAAAGCCTCCTGTATGGTTAAGGGATAGTTTTGTATAGATAAGTTGTAAGCTTTACTGTCACCACCATTCTCAAGTATCTTTCGTCTTTCATCTTCTATATACTCAAACGCCTTTTTCTCGTCATCAACTCCCGTCTTAGGACTGAAGAACCCGTGAAGAGCTCTAGATGCTGGTATAAACATAGGAATAAGATTAAATGCCTCTGCATTATAGTACATATCCATAAAGTCAGCAGAAGCCGCATCAATATCACCACCCGTACCACCGACTACTGGAACTCCATATTGGTAAGCCCCATCCATGAAACAAGCTTTAGATGACATATAAGCATTCTTCAATCTCTTAAACTCCCCTGCTTCCTCGAATATCATAATAGATAAACGCTCACCTTTGTAGACCTCAGGATCATCCATAGTTCTACAATGTATAACTGACTGATAACCACCTATTTCCCAGCGACCTTCAGTATTCTTCTGCTTATATCCAGCCCTCAGTACATCTTTAGTATCCTTTAACCACCCATGCCTAAAATTAGGATGTTGATTCATCAACCCTTTTTTGACTTTATCAAAGAAAGAGTTTGCTGTCACGCCCAATCCAGCCGCAATTCCTACCTCGGAATGCGGAAAGAAAGTAAATTCATGCGCTACCAAGCCAGAGTTCATATAGGAGAAACCCTTATCCCTAGCCTTAATCACGATCATTCCTTTACCCTCTTCCCTGCAAGTATGGAAAAGGTTAAAATACTCTTTATCCATATCCCTATACCAAGGGTATATTAATGTTTTTCGATTACCATCACTACCATCATTACCTAAGATCATGTAGTAGTTCAAATACCAGTAGTAATTACCAGGTATCCACTCCCCACCTATGGGTTTGTAACCATTAATACACCTGTGCATCTCTTCCTCCCAATAGTCCTGATATATAAGACTATCTGCATCTAGTTTAGGGTGTCCGTGATTTGGAATTGGCCTATAAGCCTGTACATCAAATTTCTTAGCCATTAAGCATCTTTTAGTCTAACTGCTCTATCTTCAAGGAAACTCAGAGTCTGTTCACCACTAATTACTTTTCTCTCACCTCTACGCTCTATTGCTTCCAACAATACTGTTCTAGTACCTAATAATTTCTCAATACCTATCATAACCTTCTGCAAATCTTCAGCTGTCTCCTGATCTAAATGCCACTCATTAATAAGTGTAGTGTATTGATCTATCTTTTTATTAAACGCCTCTAACTGATCGTCAAGAGGATCTCTCTGTAATTCCCTGTATTTACCTACAGCCGCCTTTATTAAAGGATGTTTAGTGTCAGCCCAATCGGGCTTCCCAAATAGATCCGTGCATATCTGCCTGTTCCTATCCTTCTCGTTAAGATACCTATAAGGAGAATCATAATCCTGACTTAACGCCACAAACTTCATACCCTTCTGTCCTAACTTCTTTTCTTTTAAAACCTTCTGGAACTCTGGAACAGCTAGTATCCCATTATCCTCATCAGTTACACTCTCTCCTTTCTTACTTATCTTTAATAGATACATTATCTCTTTTCCAGTTTATACTTTAATAAGAAGTTACCCATATCAACAGTACTACTATATCCCACAGGGACTTCTACCTCCTCGTAGTCATTAGTCTGCTCATTGTAGTATATATAATTCAAAGTCTCAACTATAGGATCATTAAAGTATATACCCCTTTCTAATATCATATAGTCATTATCTATCAACCAATTATCTATCTCATTGTCTAACGCTGTCGTTGGAGAGAACATACTGAAGTCGTCTGTTTCGACCTCAAGGCATAAACCATCTATGTCTTTAAAAATATCCCCATAAGGAGTCTCTATATAAGATTTTACCATTCTATCTTAATTATTTAAGATTAATACTAGCTGTAGGAGAAGGATTCGAACCTCCACGCAGTAGTTAGCTAAAGAACAAATTTTTTAACCAGGTGCAGCGCTGCTTGGTGGTCAATCCCGTTATCCTTAGTTTATACTATTATCTACACCCCCGAGACAAGAGGGCACGTCTGCCAGTTCCGCCATCCTACAGTATTTAATACTTTGGTCGTTTAGGTCTTTTAGGTTTGCATTTCTTAGCCATCACGGTTTTTGTTTTAATGTTATAAGGCAAATATAGGAATTTTTTTTTATTCGTGAGGGAGTGATACCCTCTGCTGGGCACCCCGTGCCCTTCCTAAACTTTTGGCTACCGCCATCTATTTATTCAAAAATCAATTCATTTACTAACTTAATACACACATTACCATGTCTATCTTCAACGAAATCAAACAAGACTTTAAAAACTACGGAACAATCAAGAGCACTCAAGCTAAATCACTAAAAGCAGGCTGGAAATGCTACAAAGACTCAAAGGTTGTAGGTAAAGACGTAGCAAGAGAAGAGTTCAGAACTAAACTACAAGACTTACACACAAAAACAAGGCACATCACTAGCGACCAAGACGCAATGGAAGGAGTGAAAAACGTAGGTCATGCAATATGGGTTGGCGTTACTTGCGGAGCAATAGCGTGTATCTTTGACTTATAAAACTAAACAACTAAAACTAGAAACTATGAAAGATTACTTATTATTCATCAAGATTAAAGTAGTACAACTACTAGGATTAAAAAAGAAAACTAACACACCATTCTAAAAATAAACACGATGAAAAAGAAAGAAGAAACTTTATTAAAAGCGTTGGAGCTTGCTCACGCTACAATTGAAACTTTACAATCTAATGTTGACGATTTATCATCTCAACTGAATGATGCTAAACACTCTTATTACGACTTAGTACTTGAAAAAAATAGACTTGATACTATTAACGACATTAATAAGTTGGCAGAAATGAAGCGTATGCTTTAATAACCAACACGAGTGTAAACGAGGGAGACTGTCTCTCCCCTTACTTTCACACTACAAAATAGGTGGATTCCATCACATAACTGCCGTTTACGGGGGTTTACGGTAGCATAGCTGGTGGTTTCCACACAATATTAACGAGTATTCATTCATTTAGTAAACCAATAAACTATTCATTATGTCACACATTAAACTAGACTATTTAGACCAATCAATTAAACTAGTAGTTACAATTGAAAACATTAAAGAAAAGATGAACGAATGTTCACGACTATTATTAGGAGTATCCGAATTAGATCTCTCCGAATCAACTACTATTAAAGAGATTACCGTTAAAGACGGATTAATCATTTACAGAATGAAAGTAAAAGACGATGACTTTAACATGTACTACGAAGGAGAACTGTCAGCTCATAAGTTGTCAATGATACTTATGGATACATTATAACAAACTATTAATTTAAATCAATTCAGTATGTATGTAACATTATACGATGGAGCAGAACTAGTTCATGAAGAAAAAAGCTGTGACCTAACAAGCAATTCTAGACTCGAATCCTTTATAGAAGGAATGGGTAAAGAAGGAGCTAAACCTGTTCAATTAGTATTTAAGGAATTTGGGTTTAGTTTAGTGTTTAAGAAACACAAAAAAACATTAATATACCCTCAAGTGATTAAGCTTAATGCTCAGACTACAATCAACACGAAGTTGTTCGATTACTTGTTAACAATAAGTGAGAAGTATGGTCTTGAAAAGAAATATTAGCCTGCCATCAACAACTTTAAATTCTGTCTTGCTCGCTGTGTGTTAACACTACGATTAGTATGCAGTCGGGCAGGCAAGAAAGTTGTAAAGAACAACTGCGCTATCTCGTATGGAGCAGATTACCTGATCCAAATACATTCCTGCATAAGTCTTGAACTGGAGTTCGAGGACTACAAATATAGGAAACAATTTGGTAGTACACAAACGCAAAGAATTTGCGGTTCGACATTTCTGCTATGGTAAGGTCTATCTAACGGTAGTCTGTGAAGAAGTACTAAGCTACCTCTCGGTTCGACTCCGAGTGCAGGAACAACCAATTAATATGTGTTTAGGGAACAAGCCACTAAAGGAGTGGCAACACTAAAAGCCCTTTCGTTATGAGACTAATTAAATATAATGAATTTATTGATGGAGAGCTTGCTCGTGTAATTGTTGTTAGTAAAGAAAGCTTTATACAACGAATGTCAATTGAGCTAGAGCAACCTTATATTACATTTGTTGAGTTAGATGTATTCAATGGAACTCTTCAAATAGTAATGAACTGCGAAGAAGAAGATGGTGTTAGTAGAACTTTAGTTTGCGAATCTATCTTAACTGATATTCAAGATGACGTTATAAACCTTATAAATAAAAATCTATGAAAAATAGAAGAAAAAGAATGCCTGTGGCATCAAGTAACCCAAAGACTAAGCGTGTTGTTGAAACATTAACAGAGCGAAGAGTAAGGAAGTGGAAGTGTGATGTATACAAATATGGAAAATCCTTAAAGAAAGGACTATCTAAATTTGATGTGATAGCAAAGCGTATGGGAGAAGAAATGGATAGAGTTATTGCTCTAGGCATAGAAAACCCAACACAATAAAAAATAACAACTAAATCAATCAATGTCTTACAGGTTTAATAGAAAGACGTAAACTAATCCTGATATACTTATGGCTAAAATCAAAACTTACACTTGGAAAGGAAGAAAGGTATTTAACATGAGACGGAAGAGTGGTAAAACTGTAATGGTTTACACTAACAAGCACGTTAACGTACCGCAAGGAGTTATAAACTTAGGGCCTGTCGCTTTCCGTCAATGGATTGATAAGAACGATGTAGTTCTAGTCAAATGCAAGGAAAAGGCTGAGTCCATATCTTACAGTCTTGTAACTAAATTATGGTTTAACCAACAAAACTCATTCTAATGAACAAGTTATTAACAAAGCTAGGGTATCTAACGGTAGGTACTCTAGCATTAGGTATAGGATTTATAGTGTTCGGAGTTGTAGCTAGTGCTATAATCTCATTTGCAGTAGGTATTGCTCCTGCTGTAATCCTCGCTATAATAGTAGGAATTATTTATAACTCATTAAAAAAGAAACCATGAAGTCAAACGTCAAATACATCCTGCATTCGCAGTATAATCTACGGCGTATAACATTAACTATAAACTAAACTATGGCAAAAATAGGAATACATCCAGACAGTAAAACTGCATCGTTCACCTTTGACAATGGGTACACATTATCAATAGGTGTAGGAGATCATCACTACAGCTCCAATCACCACTTAAGGTGTGGAATTAATGATGAGTTAAAAGCGACATCTGTAGAGATATTAATCACAGGGCCTGACGGGGCTGTGGAAGCTCCAGATGGAGATCAAATTGTAGCGTGGGTAGACGCTAACAAAATAGCAGATATAATACCTTTAGTTAAAATAGCTAAATATGATTCTGATATTACTGCCATTTATAAATACCTAAAAGGATAGAAGCTATGGAGGACTGTAAAAATTGCCACGAATATGTGCTATATGGAGATGAAATATGCCCTGACTGTGGTAGAGAAGGCAACTAAACTAAAACAATTAGAAACCATGAAAGAAGAGACTCAAAACTTGTTTGTAGAAATGATTTCAAAACAAGTAAAGATAATAGAAGAGCTCAACAGTAGCTCTAACCGCTGGAAGCGATACTCTAAGAAAGTTGATAAAGAATTAGAGGATATGAAATTTGAACTACAACATTCTAAAGAACGAAGAGAGGCTTTAGTAAAAGATCTTGAACAGCATGTATCAAAGCTAAAAACTGAATCTCAAAAGAACTTGAAAGAGTATTTAGAGTGTTGTAACGAAATACAAAGATTGAAAGAAGAGAACGAGAAACTTAAAAATAACCAAAACACTTAGAAGCCATGAAGAAGATTTATGTAATTGCACACACATGGAGGGATACCGAAATGACAATAGAGCATTTCTACACTCCACACAAAGCTATTAAAAGAATAGCTGAAATAACAGACTGGGAAAAGCCCTGTGCTGATGGATGCCCTGAAGAGTATCTACGACAATACTATAAAAGCACGGATGTTTTAAATGACCGCTATAAAGATATAACCATAATACTAGAGGTTATAACATTACCTGCTGATAAAGTATTCGTAGATCAACAAGGTGTTTCGTGTAACGAAGAAGGAGAGTATTTATATGTGACATCAACTCCTGCAATAGTAACCTATAAAAAATAGAACTTATGAACATTTACAGATACGAATTTGAATACAAAGTCTATAATAGTAATGGACTTGAGATTGATAAAGGAATAGAGACATCTAAAGGCTATGACGAAGTTAGGGCTGAGAACTATCTAAGGACAAGATTAGAAGAGAGATGCCAATCTGACGAAGAAATAGAACTAAAACTAATCCCAAGTTTCGTTAAGTATACGGATGCTAACAAACTTATAGCAGAATTTATGGGGGTTGACCAAGTGGATATTGATACTTGGTTAGAAACAAATTCTAATCTTAAATACCACACCTCTTGGGATTGGCTCATGCCTGTAATACATAAGATATTAACCTCTACTGATGGTGAGCCATTCTTTAAGTTTTCATTTAGCATAAGTAACGCTATGTTTGAAAACGATAGAGATGACGCTTACCAAATAACAGTGGAATTTATCGAAGAGTATAACCAAATAATGGAAAAAGATGAGTTTCCCGAATTAGAACCGCGTGAACACTACTCTTTTTATATAGAGAATTGTGTAGACGAAGACAAAGGAGAGATACCTCTGAGCTTTGAAGAGTGGAAAAATAACCTAAATAATTAGAAACTATGAAAGTAATTGTAAGTCAAAGAAGTGTGTACTATAAGTACGCTGAGGTAGAAATAGAAATTCCTGATGGAATAGAGTGTAATGATGTTCACGAACACTTAATTGAAAATGAACATTTGTACCAAGATGAAATAGACGAGGCCATAAATAAATCTGAATACGAATTTGGATTTGGGCTTGAACATAATGGTATGAACGAACAATACTCAGAATCTGAATGGAGATTTGATGTTGTGGGCGAGAAGTATGGAGGACATTTATAATAACCAAAACAAGTAGAAACTATGGCACGATTTATTTTAGATGTAGCTAACATAAGTGAGGACACTTGCAATGCAGTAATGAACGCTATAATGGAGGAAGTTCCTATTGTAGCTAAGGGTATTAGCACTCTTCACTGTATAGATAAGACGAATAGCAATCAATTCTATGATGACCCAAATAGGAATAAATTAAGTCAGAGTCAAATTGATAGCTACAATTTACAATTAAAACAAGATGGACACCCTGTATATAGTTAGAACATATAGGGTAGCACTCTCAGAGAGATAAACTAACTAAATCTTAGAAACTATGAAATCATTTAACTTAAACAGACTTATGATGTCTTGCTGTGTAGACATAGACGATGAGTACTACGAAGAACTTATGGACTATCTGCTTCAAATAGACATAGACTTAAACACATTAAACATTGACGACCTAGTAGTTAATGGTGTGCAATGGTTAAGCAAAGAGGAAGCCGAGGAGCTCGAGCTATTCATATTAAAGGAAACTGAAGATGGATGCTGGTGCTTATAAACTAACTTAAACCTAAAACTTATGAACACGTTCACAGTATTTGGCAATCAAACAGATCAAGCGACATTCTATGACCTTGACATGGCTATATATTATGCTGACGATTGCCTAAAAGAGGGAATAAACGATGTATTTGTAACAACTAATTTCTATAAAGATGAGCACAATCGAGTATCAACAAGCCCGAATAGAGGCGTTAGAAAAGGAAGTGGAACGATTAAAACAAGAAAACTATGAGTTACGATCCGACTGAAATAAAAGACGTACCATGCAGATGCTGTCAAAGGTTTGTACCCGAAGACGAGCTATGGTCTGAGATGTGTATCGACTGCTTTGAAGATAACGAAGCGTTAAATCAAGAATATGAAGACAATAAAGACTAACCTATGAAGAAAACCTTTAAGAATTTATTCGCAAGCCAAACAGGAGACGTAAAAGATTTACGAAACTTTATGTTTGCAAAAGACTATTGGAAAGCTGTTGATAAAAACAGCGATTCTGTGGAAAACGCAATCAACAATAGCTTGGATATTGGCAGAAAAGCTGTCAAAACTGCATCAGTACTTGCAACCGCTACAGGACTGATGGTAGGAGCACTAGTGGGAACTATATTTGAATAGCTATGGAAACAATAGATATTGGAATCATGCTCGCCTCAATAGGAGCATTCTTATTTGTATGCTGGGTATACAAAAATAGACCAGAAGATAATTACTAACCATTAAAACCTGTCACAAATGACGATAACTGTTTGGATTAAGCGAGAAATAGTGTTAAATTGGGAGCACTTTAAAGCAAACCCAAATGAGATTTATCACATCTGCACCAGAGAGCCAGGAGACATGGACTTTGTGCAAGTAACCTTAAGTCTAGATGAATACTTATCAATATTAACCTCAATACCAACAGAAAATGAAAAAGAATAAAACCACATTTCTACACGACAACAAAAGAAAAGTTGAAGTTAGAACAGAAGAAGAGGCTAAGAAAGTAAATGCTGAAAAGGCATACGAAAGGCATTATCAAAAAAGCCATGTTCTTAAAGTCTTAGATGAAATTCCTGAGAAACCAATCGGACATTTTACCGATGCGCCAACAGGAGAAATAATCCAAATTACAGATGAAAAAGGACTCTTAAACGTAGACACGTTTGTTCTACAGTTTGGTAGGCCTGCACCAAAACTTAACGCAGTAGATGTATTGGAATACGAATTAAGTAGTCAGCTAACTAAAATCTTTAAGTGATGGAGCGTAAAACTCTATGGTGGTGTAGATACAAAGTGAGGGTTTGGAAAGAGGTTTATTCTAACAAGACTAAATCTACCAAGCTTTCACATTTACACAGAGACTATAAAGTAGAGGGATTCTTAAAGGGTAATTGTCCTAATGACCTTACTAATACAAGAATTAACTCCACGGCTATTAACAAGCATATAGAAAGCTATAAAGGAAAGTATTCCTGTAAAGTAGAAATTATAGGAGAAATAGAACGACTTTCATCTCATGGTCGTACAAATTATGAGATATAACCAAATCAATTAAAATCAATTATTATGGGATTAGACATGTATTTGACTAAGAAAACTTACGTCAAGAATTGGGATCACAATACTGATAAATTTCAGGTATCAGTAAAACTAAACAGTGAAGACTACGCTTCGATACAACCAGAAAGAGTATCCTACATAGACGAGGAAATCATGTATTGGAGAAAACAAAATGCAATTCACAACTGGTTTGTAGAAAACTGCCAAGAAGGAGTAGATGACTGCCGAGAGGCGTATGTAAGCATGGATGATATAAAAAAGCTTGCCGACCTATGTGAAACAGTCCTTAAGACTAAGGATGGAGCATTGCTACCAACATCGCCAGGCTTTTTCTTCGGAGGTACGGAATACGATGAATGGTACTTTGAAGGTGTAAAAGAAACTATGGAAACATTAAAGAAAGAGCTGTCAAATTGTAAGAAATATGATGAAGGCTGTCCAACCTATTACTATCACTCATCATGGTAAGAGCTACCGCTCACTATTTAGCGTAAACATTTAAATCAATTAAATTAATCTATATGAAAAACAAGGAGTTAATTGAAATCGGATTAGATTTCACAGTATCAAAAAGACCTCTTTATAGAAGAGATGAAAGTCTATCTATAAATGAAGAAGGTCAAATCTCAACAGCAAACGTAGAAGTGGAAACATCTTGGTTTGCGACAGTAAACGACTCTACCAACGAGTCTCTTGGAGTAGTAGGTAACGCATACAATGTTACTCAAAACGAAGAGATTATTAAAGTGTTAGAGGAAGTTGCTCAAGACAACGATTACACTATCAGCCACTCAGGGCCTCTTAACGGTGGAAGACAATGCTTTGTGCAGTTCAGACTGAACGAAATGAAGGATGTCGGTCAAGACCAGCTAGTTAAGTATATTGTAGCTACCTGGGGGCATGATGGCAAGCATGGTGTTAGAATAGGGTTTGGTAACAAAGTGGTTAGCTGTGCTAATCAATTCTACCAATTCCACAATTCTGCCCAACACAAGCTACGCCATTCTAGCACTATAGCTGAACAGCTTAGAGAGATTCCAAATATTATGAATCAGAACTCATCTGTTGAGGATGAGATGTACGAAAAGTTCCAAGCTTGGAGTAACGTAGAGATCTGGCAAGATCGCAAGCTTATGCAATTTAGAAATGACCTGTGGAAAGACCTTACAGGTATTGATAAGGTGTTAAGCCATGATGAGTATAAAGACAAATACTCTACTCGTAAGATCAACAACGGTATGGACTTACAGCAGTCTATAAACACCGAGATGCAAGTTCACGGTCAAACCTTATGGGGATTATTCAATGGTGTAACACACTATGTTAACCACAAGAAATCTGTACCTAACAGACCTTATGGTAGAGACGAGTCTCTCATTGTAGGTGGCGGAGCGAAGATGGCTAACAAAGCTTTCGCTATGATAGATAAATTCGCAACAGAAAATCAACTTTACTAACATTAAACAAATTAATTATGGAAAAGCTTTATGTAAATAACTCAGAATTTATGGAGTTTCTATGCGAAGTAGCTACCCAGATTGTTGTACAAAAATTTGGAGAAGATACTTGGGAACATAATGATGAAGGGACTACCTTTGCAGAAGAGGCGCAAGACTTCTTCAACGAGAGATATGACGAACTAGAAACTCTAGCAAGTAAAACTTTTAACTAAATCAAATATGGGATCAATTTCATTTGAATTTACATCAATCGGCAGGTTTAAAACCGCCCAAGACGCTTATATTGCAGAATGCGAAGAAGCGCAATACGAATACGGACACGATTATTATAACGGTACCATTAGCACAACTGATGGTTGCTCTAGAGAAAGTAATTCTCCTAGATTTGGAACCAGAAAGTTTGATGGTTTCATAGGAAATAAGCTAGAGAAGATGGATAAAGGAGACTGTCGTTATGTAGAAATAGAGGGCGCAGCTCTCAAAAAATTAAAAGAGCGAAACGGCTATAAAGGAAAACGCAACATTAAAGCGTTCTTCTTCTATGGCTGGGCTCGTTGTTAACGAGAGCTTCCTGCGTGAGTGGAGCATACAATGAAAGTCCTGATTATTCTTAATCGTCAGGCAAAAAATCCTACCCGTGGGAAGGTAGGTAAAATCAGCGTCAAAAGTAAAGCCAAACGTGGGGGTATGCCCTGCGGAGGTATCGGCATACCTTTCGAGGCTTCGCTTTTGATTAACTAAAATAATATTCAGATGGCTGACATTACAATGTGTAACGATAAAGAGTGTACGATGAGAGAGACTTGTTATAGATACAAAGCCTCTGTAAATCCATATAGACAATCGTACTTTTCTGAGGTAGTTAAAGATGATAAAGACGAGGATGGTAATCATTCTTGTGGCTACTATTGGGAGCTTGATAAGAGAGGACATTTGTCGCAAAATTCATCAAATAAAAACCAAAACATTATGAAAACATTTGCAGTAGTATTTATTCCAAAGCACAGATTAAACGAAGATGACTCATCAGACTTTAAGCAGTGGAAGCACGTAGAAGGTAACGACAAAGAAAGTGTTATAAACCAAGTGTCTGAACACGGAATAGTAATTGAATGCAGGGAAATCCCTGGGTAAAATGATTGTCAAAGTTTAAAAAAAAATAACCATTAAACCAAACATTATGGAAGAGGCGATAATAACTAGAATTGCAGAATACGAAGTAGCTGAATTTACAGACCATCATATTAAGCATTACTTACAAAACCCTGACGAGTTTATACAAAGATATGAGTTTTATAAACTAGAGGGTGAAGAGGTTTGTAGAGTTGGTGATTTAAAGGAGAAAGAGGTAACAGAAGAAATCGTTCAGGAAATTGTTTGGAGAGATGAACATCTACCAAGCGATGCTTATGATCAATTTGAATACGACATGAGTTATTTTGATAAATACTCAGGAGAAACATTCTCTATTATAGGCTCCAGCATGGGATGGCAAAATAGAACAGGTCAGAAAGATGTTGAGGTAAGCGATGGCATGGATTTATTTGAAGCCATACGAGTAGACTCTGATCTTAACTTTAGAATCTGGAGAGAGTCTGATGACGCTCCAGGCATTTATCACGCAAGGATGTCACATCACGACTCACCTACAGGGGAACATTATGAGTTAACACTTAAATCATAGACGTTATGGAACAAAGCAGAATACCACGATGGAACACTGAAACTAAAGTTAGTATAGAGTGTTACCAAACATTTAGAACTCAAATCGAGTTGTTACCTAGAGTATCAATTGTTTACGGATTTGGGAAGACTGTTGAGGTTAAGACAAGTGAAGGGAATACAGAGATAATTAGAAACGGTATCGCCATAGAGTTCTTATGGTTCTCGATATTTATCTCTAGGAAACGAATCGTTAAGATTAAGTAGTGCACACATTAGGGTATAGCCTTAAAATTAAAAGTACTTTATGGGGTTATAACCTGACAAAAGTATTTTCCAATATTCTTTTTGGCGAGATATATTTATTTCGTAACTTTAAGAGACTTCTAATATTAACACACTACAACAATGGGATAAGAACACTTAAAGGCGGATATTTGTTGATAACAATTACGCTCCTAATAACCATGATTTCTTTCGTGGAAGGATGGATGTTTGTTGTTACTCCAATATCTGTATTAGGTATACATCCCGCAACAAAAGTTCCCTTTACTTATTTCATTACACTCCAAGCAATAGTTCTCGGAGCGCTGTACAGGAGAAGGAATGTAAAGCCGTTCTTAGCTTTCATGGGATTAGCATCTCTAATCCTCTTAAACATATATAGCTTAAACGACAGCGTACTTTTGCATAATGTATTTGCTATCCTATTCTTTCTGACTCAACCTATTATATTCTTTTTAGAGTATAAGAAAAAGAAAGATTCCTACGAGCTCAGTAAGGGAGCGTTCCTAATATTCATTGCGCTATTAACGTGGCTAGGAATTATACCTCTACCTATATTCGAGGTAATAGCTTACGGAGCTTTAATACTTTTCTTATAAGTAAACGCATCTGTTTACTTTTATCAATCATTGTAAACCTAAACTAAACATTATGATAAAGCATTATGTAGCGGTGAAAACCGACCAATACACATTGGCGCATTTTGAGGTTGATGAATATGTACAGAAATACATAGGTCAACTAGAACACGCCTTAAGCGATGAAAGAGTAAAAGATACTCTATTTATATTGTATCCGCGATTGTTAAGGCTAAAGCCAAAGAGCAAGGATGAAACGGAATATTTAGTATCATCTGAGGCTAACAAGAAAAGGCTTGATGAAGCTATAGCTCAGATAGATAAAGCTCAAGAGCTAACAGCAATAGCGATGTCTGATATAACACCTGTAAGCCTTTTAGATTTAGGTTTCACCGAAGAGTATCGGAAGCCTGAATGCGGCGAAGCAGGGTACCTGTATTACTCTCTATACATACATGATGTAGCCCTGTTGTCAACACCTCATGATGACGATGACGGGTTCTACATATTTATGGATGACAACACTAAGATAACAGAATTTAAAAAGCTGTTAGACATAGTAACTAGCTTAAGAGCGCTATAACGTAAACTGTCACCATCAACATTGCATATATAAATTTTGTGAATTTATTCATAAAGTAAATATATCAAAGGCTAACCTAAACATTGTTAACTAATTATTAATTAAACGCTAAATCATAAGCCATGAAAAAAGAAACTAAAGTTTTCGTATTAGATTTACACTCCCTTTGGAAAGATACTGAATGGGGAGAAAGCCCTATCGACACAGATGACGAAGAATTTCGTGAGGCTGTTGTAGATCACGGAGAAGTGTACACCTTAAGAGCTTTTGCTCAAGCCTTCAACGAAGGAGAGGTTGATACAGACCGACACTCTGTGAGATTTATTGAAGTTGAACCTGAAAAACCTATACTAAATGACGTATTTAAAGACTGGTCAAAAATTTATAAATAGTAGCGATAAGAAAGAGTTTATTTACGCTGTAGATTGGGTTGCCGATCTAATGCAAATAACTCCTACAGAATTGATGACCAAAAGCAGAAAAAGACCTGGCGTAATGGCTAGACACGCTCTTGCTTATTTCCTGCGTAAGCATACGGTATTTCCTTATGAATATATTGGAGCTATAATGGGGAAGCATCACGCTACCATCATACATAGTGTGAAGTATATAAATGAGTATTCTACTTATGACGCTTACATAAGAACCATTAAGGAGAGTATAGACTATCTGATTAAGCCGAGTCACTTCTCTTTAAGAGAGGAAATAATGCACTGCCTAAAGGTGCACACAAGAGACAGCACTAGAACAGAAGCAATACTTATACTACTAGATAAGTACGGTAGGTCTGAGGTAGAAGCCTCGCAAGAACAAGAAGAATTATTAACCAGTTAAATTAAATAAAATGAGAGACACTAGTTTATTAGCTTACAAGGAGCTTGCTGAAAGCGGAAAGCTACAGCAGATGGAGAAAAAGGTAATAGAAGCTATGGTGAAGCTTGATGGTAAAGCCACAAACTTTGAAATAGCCGAAGCCTTAAACATCCCTATCAATCAAGTAACAGGAAGAACAAACTCTTTAGTTAAAAAGGATTTGATCTACCCTAACGGTAAGGTTAGAAATAAACTTACTGGCAAACAGAACTGGCAGTACAAGCTGCACTCTACACTATTCAATTTTGTATAGTGGACTGAACAAAATCATTATTAACTAAAAACTTAGAAATTATGCCAAATTGGTGCTGGAATAACCTGGCTGTGTCAGGTGAGAAAGAAGATATGGAGAAGTTTTACGACTCACTATCTAAAAACAAAGACGGATCAATAAAGTTTTCCTTCAATGATATTCTACCTATGCCTAAAAGCTTAGATATAGTATCTGGAACTAAAGTAGATTGGGCTGTCCGAATTTTAAACGCTGAATATCGAAATGATTGGGAGAAAATAGACCGCCTAATAGAGAATCCAGCTTGGGCTGAGGATGCTCCAGTCAAAAACTGGATGAATGAAGACGAGAAAAGACAAGTAATGCTTTCTTATCTGAAGTCGCAAGTATCAGAAAAAGACCTTGAAATGGGTGAAACGTACCTAACAAATATAGAGAAGTACGGACATGGAAACTGGTATGATTGGAGATGCTCCAACTGGGGTACTAAATGGGATGTTGACGATCCTGACATTAACTATGCTGACGATACAGATTTCGGTGTAGCGTTTGAATCAGCATGGTCCCCACCAGTAGGAGTCATAGCAGCTATGGGAGAGAAATTCCCAAACCTAAACATAGAGCTAGAATACTCAGAATCAGGAATGGGCTTTGGCGGAAGGCTAGGCTTTCAAAATGGAGAGTATTACGACCATGAAGCCGACATGGTATGGAAAAGCGATTGCTGTGGTGAAGACGTTCACCAAGAAGGTTGGGATGAAGAATGCGAAGATCTTGACATTGAGAGCTTTGAGCATTGCCCTAAATGTAAAGAGCAATGTGAAGCTGAAGAACACTTGGATTATGGCGATCCAGACCTAAATATTTGCTTAAATTAGTAATAACCATTAAAACCAAACATTATGAAAAACCTAAAATTTGTTAAAGGAATTGTTAACTCCGTAGTTGACAAAAACGAAGAAGTAGGATTTGATCTTTTGCTAACGCCAGAAGATGTAGAAAACCTACAAACTGGAAAAGGATACTTACCAATATCTATTCGATTAGGAAAAGATGGTAAGTATTATGCTTATAAGGCTACCCGTAGGTTGGCTCCAGTTAAGGATGAGACGATTGATGAGGTATACGATTTAGCTCGTATATCAATTGAAGAAGCTCCTTATCAAGACTTAGACGCTGTATGTGAAGCTGTTCACATTAACGAAGTTTTGGAAACAGCTAAAAGAGAGTATATTAACAAAAAAAATAAGATATGATCTACCTAATTAATGCACTATTCTGTGTAACTTTGGCTTTCGCAATTTATAACACAATGTTTTTCATTGTTAATGCGGTTAATGCAGCCATTGACGGAATAAAAGATGGAGAGGGCTATATAGATAACAGACACTTTTTGTTAAGTTGGTCTTTATTTGTAATAGCCTGTTTTGTTAAATCTGTAATACTTTAATTATGAATATAGGAGTAAAATTAAAAGAAGTCAGAACAATGACGAAAAAAGAAATAATTCAAGAAGGTTGGGAGCATGACCATCATGCAAAGCACACTAAAGTATTAGTGTTTGATGACGGTAGTGTATTATACCCATCTCAAGATTATGAAGGAAATGGTTCTGGAGTGTTCTTTGGTTATAAGAAAAATAAAAACAAAATAGAACATTTCGGAATTTGAAAGAAGTTATTGCCATATCCTATCAAGGAGCATTAAAACAGTCTGGATTGGAGGAGGAGTTGATATACGAATCCTCCATTCCTATCAAGGCTAATTCTTTGATATGGATACAACGACTAGAGCGAATAAACAGAAATACAGGGATGACTCCTAGACTACGTGGTTTACACGGTGAGGTTAAAATCCGTTATGGAAAACTTCTAATAGAGGATTACAACAAATGTAAGTCTGGTTACATCGTAATAGAACTGTCTGGTGCCGAACTGAAGCGGTACAGAGAGGAAAATGGTTTCAAATGGAGCCGCCAAAAAGTCTTCAGATTTTTAACTCTAAAATAGAAAGTATGTTTAAGAAGATTATGTCAAACCCTGTGTCTAGAACTCTATTCCAAGCTGGAGTAGTTTACGCAGGTTTAGCTTTTGTTAGTCAAATGATTATGGTGATTACCGCTATGTATGCGCCCTACGTTATAGGTGTCTTACTTGTGGTAGTTGCAGCATTAAATGTTAAGCTAAAAGACTTGTCTGAGTAGTAATATTTTAGTAACTTCACAAGCCAATGAAAAAGTCAAAAATCGACCAGATTTGCGAAGAAGTTGCCTACGACTTAGAGATTGACGAAAAACTTGTAAAGCAAGTAGTTAAGGAACTATTTGTAGAAATAGCGTCAAGTATAGTGCTACGTAAGCAACACATTCTCTTAAGGGGCTTTGCTAAGATAGTCATACAAGGAATATCAAAAAGTAAATATAAACCTTTCGATCCTATGCAGTACGAAACCCGTGCTGAAGAAGATTGGAAAAAATCTAAAAAAAATGAGTAAAGAACGAGAAGAAGCTCTAAGACAATTAAACAGATCTGAAGAATCAGCAGAAGCGACATTTGACTCTTGGATTGTTGACTTAACAGATCAAGACCAACCTGACACTTGCGGCATTGAAGACGATGACTGCGAAGCCTGCGGGTCCTAAAGAGCTACCGCTCAATTATTTTAACTGATTTATTAATTTCCTAAAACCAAAATCATGGGAAAAACTAAAGCCGAGGTTTTAAATGACCTCTTTAAAAAGTGTAATCTTACAACTGAGGATGTACACAAACACAAATTTTATACTATCATCACAAGATCAGGTATCGAAAAGGTGCAAGCCGCATACGGTATTGATGTGGAGTATAGTATGGAGAACTTATCAGCTGACCATAAATACTGCCTTATCAAGGCTAAAGGTATTATGGGAGATGCTTGGACTGAAACCTATGGTGAGTCTTCGCCTGCAAACAACAGCAATGCGTATCCAATCGCTATGGCTGAAAAACGTGCATTATCTAGAATAGTGCTTAAGCTTGCAGGTCTGTATTCGCATGGGGTATTTGGTGAAGATGAGGCAACAGATTTTGCTGCGTCTAACAACCCAAAGAAAGACCTTGACAGTAAGACTTATAAAGCTATGATGAAAATGGTAGAGTCCGACCCCCAAAGAGTCTTAGATGCTTTGCCTAAGTATAGGCTTACAGAGCAACAAGAAGAAGACTTGGTTAGCGCTGCTCAAGCAGCAATTTAATTAGTAACTTTTTAACGGAGGGGAGATAAACTCCCTTCCATTTTTTTTAACTGAGCCATAAACTTACAGGGCTCACAAATCATTTATTATGTCAAACTTACAAATTACAGGTACAATCAGTACAATCGGTGAAGTACAATCAGGAACTTCTAAATCTACCAACAAAGAGTGGAAAAAACTAAACTTTGTTATCGAAACTCAAGGAGAGTATGCTAAATCAGTAGCATTTACTGTATTTGGTGGAGAAAAAGTAGACAATTTCGTGAAGTTCAACAAAGTAGGTCAATTAGTTGACGTAAGCTTTGATGCTGAATCTCGTGAATACAAAGGTCGTTACTACACAGACTTGAACGCTTGGAAAGTTTTCGCCAATAAAGGTGAGGCTACTGCTACGGCAGAAACACCTGCTACAGACGCAGGCGAGATGCCATTCTAAATGTAAATTCATCCCTGAAAAGTTCGCTAAGTAAGGGATGATTTTATTTTTCCTATATTTGTATAAACGCAGATACATGGAAAAGAGAACTTTTTTTATTCCATTCAGTACGCCATCTTCTAAAAATGGTAAACGCTGGACTGGAAAGCACATGATTCACTCTAAGACAGTTATGAACTACATTAAGAATACAAAGCCCTATTGGGGTGAGTATGCTGAAGAGTTTAGAGCTATCATAGATGAATTAGAAAAGCCTGTAACTCTTTCATTCAAATTCATTAGAGGAACAAGACATAAGTTTGATTACGTTAATCCACTACAAACCGTGCAAGACCAAATGGTAATACATGGTTGGATAGAGGATGATAATTGTGATGAGATTATACCTTGTTTCGAGAAGTATGAATACGATAAAGAAAAGCCAGGATGCTTTATAACCATTACTGAAACTAATAAACCAATCAAAGATGGATAGAGAACTAATACTTAAAACGCTAGGCAAGATAATCAAAGATGCTGAGTTTGCAATGAATGTACTTACATCGAAAGATGGGTACACTCCTAAACAAAGGTCGTCTACAGATTATACCCCTGACTTTATGAGCTTTTATAGAGCTTATGGTATAAGCAAAACCAAACAAACAGCTTTCATTAAGTGGAAAAAGCTAAATAATCAGCAAAAGGCTACGATTATGGAGTTAATACCATTATACCAGAAAGCGTTTGAACTAAAGTACAGGAAATATCCTAACAACTTTCTAGCTAACAATAGCTGGGAAGACTATTTGTATTTATTGGAAGAGGCTACTGAAGCCAAGAGTAAGGCAGAGAAAATCGCTGAAGCTCAAAAGGGAAGACTAGACGCTTATAACTTCTAGTATGAACCACAAGATAAATTCAAAAGAAGAAATCTCAGAGTATCTGAACCACGTTTACAGGAATGGATACAATAAGGGATTATCTACAGGGATTCCTTGGTTAGACAAGCACTACACTTTTAGAAAAGGTGAATTAGATGTTATAACTGGCTTTGCCAATATTGGTAAGACCACAGCAATCTTTTACCTTATGATGTTAGCATCAGTTAAATATAAGTGGAAGTGGTTATGTTATTGCCCTGAGAATGAACCAGTAGGTGAGATGATAATAGATCTCGCAGAGATGTTCATAGGCATGACTGCTGATAAAACGAAGTCCGAAAGGATGGATAGACCAGTATTTGACGCTGCAACAGCTTGGGTTATGGAACACTTTAAGGTTGTTTCATTCCCTAACACTCCGACAATCTACGATGTTATGGATGTATTCCAGACAGAGATAGATAGTGGAGATTTTGACGGTTGCTATGTCGATCCTATGAATGACTTAGCTATTAACAGGTCTATGAGTAAGTATGACTACTACTATCAGGTATTGTCTGACATTCGCAGATTCAAGCAGAAGAACTTTGTAAAGTTCATACTAGTAACACACGCTGTTACTAAGGCTGCTAGAGAGCGAGGAGATGACGGGAATACTCCTGCACCTTCACATTACGATGTGGAGATGGGTGGTATGTTTGCTAACAGAACGGACAACTTTATAGTTGTACACAGGAATCCTAATTCAGAGGATTGGAGTGACACACAGATTCATGTAAGGAAGATTAAATTCCAGAAGCTTGTGGGTATTCCTACTCAGGATGACGAACCTGTGATTCTTAAGTTTGAGCCTAGATTATGTAGGTTTAAATCTTTAAACAAGAAAAAAATGGTTTGGGAAGATGTTCTAGAACAGAATACCATGGATTTTATTGACAATCACAAGTCAAGAATAAAGCCAGAAATCTTCAATGAAAACAATTTACCCTTTTAAAATTACGTTATGGGAAAAATGAAAGAGTTGTCGAAAGACGAACAAAGAAAGCAGGAGTTAGAAGCTGAAAAAGCTTTTAGAGAATCTCCTTTAGGTCAATCTATTACACAGCTCGAAGGAGCTATTGTAGGTCACATCACAGAACTTCTAGACGCTATAGGGATTGCGGTTCCTGAAGACAAAGAAGAGGCTGTTATGACTAACTTTATTGGAGCCGCACATGCAGCTGGAGCAATTCAGAGATTAGTTTGGCAACAGTTAGACTACGAGCAACAGCAAAAAGAAGCTCCTGCTCCTGTTAAAAAGGCGGAGAAAGCCTTAAAGAAGCAAGCCAAAAAAGAAGCTGTCAAGAAAAACAGACCTAGAGGCAAGACTGCTATGAAGAAAGCATAACTTTTATCAACAAAGTTTTGTAGAAACAAAAAAACCATTATATTTACTGTGATTTGGTTATTACATAATGTAATTGGTTTTAGTTAATTGGTTAATGAGAGGGGGCTTTTAGCTCCCTTTCTTTTTTTAAAACAAATTATTATGACAAAAGATCAAATACCACAAGAGGAAGTTACTCGTTTAGGGTTTTTAAAAGACCTTGAAAGAGATGACTATTACTACGCAGACACAACTCATGTAAGCTGCTCGATGCTAAAACATCTACTTAAATCACCAGCACACCTTAAGAACTACTTAGAGAATCCACCATCATCAACGCCTGCAATGACGTTTGGTAGTGCATTTCATTGTTTAGTCTTAGAGCCTGAGAAGTTCAATAAGAATTTCTTCATCTTAGACACTAATGAGCGACCTGAGAAGGATAAGACGATGGCATCCAAAGCTAATAAACAATGGAAAGCTATAGCCTACTCTA